GCATCTACCCATGGTAATATTTGTAATTGTTCAAGTCGTTTATCTTGATCATTAATTGGTCTATCATCACCTTTTAATTTTTTAACACTAGTATCACTATTAATTCCAACAATTAATTTTTTACCTTGCTTTTTTGCAAACTTTAAAAGTTCCATATGACCCGTATGCAATATATCAAATACTCCATTAGTCCATACTATACCACGATTTAAATCTGCAGGTGTAACTGGAACTACACCACGCTTTTCTACGCTACGAGTGGCGGCATAACAAGCAAGTTCACAAGCATGAGGTATATCTATACCCTTATTAAATGCATGAACAATAACTGCTAAAACAATATCTCCAGCACCTGTAACATCTGCTACTTCTTTTGTATCTTCTTTAAAATAATTATATTCACCATCTGTATTTAAAACATGAATTCCATTAGCACCATCAGTTACGACTAACCAAGTCCAATAATGATCTCGCATATATTCTAATGCATTAGTTTTATTATATTTGCCATTCCATTTTTCATATTCTTTCATATTAGGTTTAACTAAAAATGCAGAATCATAAAATCGTGCGTCTTGTTTTGGATCAACAAATATTTTGGTATTAAAAACATCTGCTTTAACTATTAACTCATAAACAGTATCTTCAGTAACGCTTCCTTTATTGTAATCACTAATTATAACAATATCATTATCTTTGTAATTCGTTTTTAGTCGTTGCCACGCTTCATCTCCATGATGTGTTGTTTCTTTATCCCAACGTAAAAGATGTTGTCCTGTATTTCCTACTAATCTTGTTTTGGTTGTTGTAGTTTCAGAATCATTAGTTAAATTAACATCTATATTTGTATATGCTAATAGCTTAAGAATACGAAGACCTTCTTTATCCTTACCTATTGATCCATATAATTCTACATCATCATCAAGATGCTTTAAGTTAACTGCTAAATTGGCGGCTCCGCCTAAATTAAATTTTTGATGCTTTTCATTTAAAACTAAAACATCTGCTTCCGGCGATACTCTTTCAGCAGTCCCAATAATCCATCGATCAAGCATAATATCGCCATATACTTTAATCATTTTTTTCCATCAACGATACTAATTTAAATACTGTTTCTAATTTTGTTAAATTTGCTTTATTTTGTAATGTATTACGTAGCCCTTGATGTAATGGTTTGGGCCAATTATTAAAACTTACCCAAGCATATCCATTATGCTCTTCATTTAATTTTGGAATAAATTCATTTTTTACAACACAAAGATAGGTATGGAAATTAAATTTATCATCTCTACTAACAAATGTTTCTAAAGGAATAGACTTTACGAGTTCAGGAAGAGACCCGAGTTCTTCTTTTATTTCTCTTTGTAATGCTTGAAATGGAATTTCTTCACTTTCATTAGTACCACCAACAAGACCCCAAACGTTATTTTGTTTACTTTGGACTCTATGTAAAAATAAAAATCTTTGTGTATCTAATGTGTAAAAGAGAGCACCACTACATATTATATTAGCCATACTAATAATTATGCTAAAGTGCTAGTCGCCAAGTGCCTTCCCGGTATTCACCTTCGAAGCTTAATGTCCATGCTGTACCGTCCCATTTATATTGGATACCGGTATTAAGGTTGGTTGTATATTTGATATCTACAGTTGAATCAGATCCATCATTATCACTAGCATTGAATACAATAGTCCACACATTACCATCCCATTCGATTATATCATTTTCTGATGCAATGAAATCATCACCAGCTGTACTTTTCCAAGCATCTGCACCATCTTGGTTTACCTCAGCACCAATATCACCTAATAATAAGATTCTAATACCACTTACTTTAACATCTGTAGGATTGGTTCTTGTTGGATCAATTATATAATCAATAGTTCCTTTAGTAATTGCTGGTCCGTCAAATACTGAATTAGTTGGAATAGTATCTGTATCCCAGTTTACAATAAGTTGTGTTTCGTCTAATTCATTAAGTGCAAATGTTCCTATAACACTTCCTAAATCTAACCTGCTTAAATAAATTTTACTTAATCCTGCTATGTACTCTCCAGGTAATACATCTAAAACTATACGCCAATTTAATTCACCAGCAATACCTTTGTCACCTAATACAACAATATTATTAGTTACTATTATATCATAATCTTTAAATGTAGTAATTGCTAATGAAGTTGTATCAGTTCTACTAGCTGTTCCATGTTTCTCAGTATCAACTGTTGTGTCATCATCACCTTTAACATCTTGTCCTGGTGAGTCATCGTGTTTTACAAGTTCAGGTGTTGCTGAACCTAAATTAATTGTACCTTGGCTTTCATCAAAAATACTCATTACAATAGCTGTTATAACACCTAACTTTTTAACCTTAGCAGGAGGTGATAACCAAATAGGAGTACTAAACCCTAGTTGTCCAACATCAATCATACTTTCTGTACCTATAGGAATACTTCTAGTTGAGAACTGAATGTTTTCTAAATCTACTACACTTAAACTAGTCCAGTCAATATAATTATCAGTTGTTTGAATTTCTAAACTTGGGTTAAACAAAGTTAATATTTGTTCTATTATTTGTAATTTTTGTTCTGTATTAGTTGACCAAATATCACAATTTATACCTAACTTAAATGGTGTTGGTGCTAATCGTTCTACGGTGTAATTTTGTCCTTGCGTATTTAAATATTCATTATTTTCACTATCATATGTACGTTCACGTAAATGAATTTTACCTATATACGATGCATCTATAGTTCTTTGTCTATCCATTTCTAAAGTAGTTACATAAACACTTATTCTAGGAGCACTAGGTATTTTATTTTCACTATTATCACGTATGATATGACCAACCTGACGGGTGATGTCGCCATACATTACAGGTATTTGTGTTAAGTTACCCTTGCCATCTTTATAAGAAAAGTTACTAAACAACCTTATAAGCTGAGTAATGTAACGTCTTATTTGACCATCGTAAAAATGTTGCATTAATTATCTGCCTTCGGTTTAATTGCTTTAGACAATGGTTGACGTTCTTGAACAACCTGACCGCCTATCTCTGCTTCTCCAGTATTATTAATAAATCCAGTTTTTAGTGTAGCTCTTGTGTCTGTATTAGTTAATGTCATACGTACTGAGTCTTCCATCTTAATCCATCTGCCTCCATCATATCTAAATAATCTATTAGGTAAGAAATCTGTTCTTAAGAAATAATCACCTTTAATTTGTTGTGTTGGAAATCCTATACCATGACCAAACGCTTCTCCGTTTGGTGCTATTCCATCACCTAATAAGTAACCATCATAACCATTTCGTTCAGGTGTTTGGTTAACTCTGTCTGCTAACAATCCAGCCTGTGAAGCATCTAATGTATCAATGTCTGTTGTAACAAGTTCTGGTTTACCATCTTTATCAACTTGTAATGTATATAAATGTTGTGTTTCATATCCTGACTTAGGTGCATCAGCTTCTGCTTGGGAAACTACCGCCTCATTAATTTGCATTTCTTGTTCATAAGTAGACAATACATCACGTAATGTATTAGCTGATCCTTCTTCTGCTGGTAGGTCAAGTATTTCTTTAAACTCTTGACTATCTACAATTTGTTTCATTTTTACACGATACAAATGTGGATACCAAGTTTGGCTAAATCCTTCTGCCGCTCTATTAACATCTTCAACAACATAAAAACGTTTTAGTGCAAGACTAAAGTCGTTAAGTGCATGGGGATCTTTTAAGTGAGGTAATTCTATTACATCACCTGACATAATTTTTCTACCTAATGTTTTAACACTATCATTAATATGCACAGTCATAAACAATGTATCATTTTGTAAAAATAAACCAAATTGACTCATATCAAAGTCAATGTCTTGTACATTGTAAATACCTCTAGTATGATAAATGTCAGGATCATACTTTCTATCCCTATTTTCAAGGAATAGCATATCTTGTATATTTGTTTCTTTTACCGCATCATAGCGAGGTTGGTCAGCTGTAGCATCTGCTTCTTCAGGATTTTGTGGTCCTAAATACTTGTGAATAAAAACGTCAGTTCCACCGACTTGAAACATCTCCCCAATGTGCTTATCTAGGAAGACATAATCGTCACCGCGTTCGGGCTTATATAGTGTTAGTCTAGGCATCGTAACAGTATTTATTCGATGTCGGTATACGATAAATACATATGGAGAGCATACAATATGAGCGATTTAGCTACACAAAAACAAGAAGTATTTGACTATGTAAACCTATCATTAGGTGGGGGTATGGTTGATGTTGAGCTAGACCCAGCTCATTATGAAGAAGCCCTTAAAAAGGCCTTTGCTAAATTTAGACAACGATCTGATAATTCTGTTGAAGAATCGTATTTGTTTTTACCAACAGTAGTTGATCAAAATACTTATATTTTACCAGAAGAAGTGGTTGAAGTTAGACGTATACATAGACGGTCAATTGGATCACGTACTGGTGGTGGTGATGGCGGCACATTATTTGAACCTTTTAATTTAGCATATACAAATACCTATCTATTAGCAAGTACAAATATGGGTGGATTAGCTACATATGAATTATTTGCAGGGTATCAAGAACTTGTTGGAAGAATGTTTGGTAGTTTTATTGAATTTAAATGGAACACTACTACTAAAGAATTAACAATATTACAACGTCCTCGTGCTGAAGAAGAATTACTATTATATGCTTATAATTTCCGTCCAGATAGCCAATTATTAAAAGACTATCTAGCTGTACAATGGTTAAAAGATTATACACTTGCTACTTGTAAATATATGCTTGGTGAAGCACGAAGCAAATTTGCCACAGTAGCTGGTCCACAAGGTGGTACATCACTTAATGGTGATGCTCTAAAAGCCGAAGCTATTGCTGAAATACAGCAACTTGATGAAGAACTTAAATTACAAGTTGCAGGTGGGCAAGGTTACGGCTTCTCAATTGGTTAAAATTACACTTGACATTTAACTAAATTCCTCGTATAATATAAACATAATATGAGGAATAATCAAATGGTAATTGGAATCTGTGGGCTTATTAGCTCGGGTAAAGATACAATAGCGGATTATTTAATTAAAGAGCATAACTTCCAAAAAATTTCATTTGCAGATAAGCTAAAAGATAGTGTAGCGGCTATGTTTAATTGGGACCGTGAATTACTTGACGGCAAAACTGTTGAAAGCAGAGAATGGCGTGAAACAGTCGATACTTACTGGACTAATGAAATAGGACGTGAAATCACACCTAGACTAGTATTACAATTATTTGGTACAGAATGTATGCGTAACGGATTTTATGATGGTATATGGGTTAGTTTAACTAAGAAGAAAATACTAGATAATCCAGATACTAACTATGTTATTCCAGATACACGCTTCCCAAATGAAGCTAAAATGTTGTATGAAATCAACGGAGAAGTTTGGCGTGTCAAACGTGGAAAAGATCCAGCTTGGTTTAGTGAATATCAAGAATTAGGTGTTGAACCTACCAACCAACACCCTAGTGAATGGGCTTGGGCACAAACTAAATTTAAACATATTATTGATAATAACGGTACTATTCCTGAACTTAAAAGTCAGGTACTAAATCTCCTTGTTTCCAAGTAATACCTTCTTTATATAAAATCTTACTACAATTTGCACAAACAGTTTTTAAGTTTGATGTGCGAACATTATTAAGATTTCCATCTACATAATAAACATGAAATTGTTCTTTATGTTTACTACGAAACGCACACTTATCACAAACAGTTTTTTTAATGTAACCAGCTAACGCCCACTTCGATGGTCCACGTTCTTTGCCTCCATGTTTAGCACAGTTCTCACAAAGGCTCCGATAATAAGGAACTCCTTTCTTATAATAATTAAGTGCTACCGGCTTTTTACCGCATTTGCATAAAGGTCTCATGATAGTATTTATACCTCCCCTTTTCACTTCCCTTTTCAAGACTATTTTTGCGGTGTATTGAGACCCGTTTTTGGAGAATTGATATAAATACTAGCAACGAGATGACTATGTCCAACGGGAGAACATACAATGGCTAATTTAGTATCACCAGGCGTACAAGTTCAAGTTATAGACGAAAGTTTCTATACACCAGCTGAACCGGGTACAGTACCTATGATATTCTTTGTATCTGCACAAGATAAGGCAAATGGTGCAGGAACAGGAACAGCGACAGGTACCACACAAAAACAAGCAGGAACACCTTTCTTGCTAACATCACAAAGAGAATTAACAGAAACATTTGGAGATCCAAGTTTCTATACAGATACAAATAACAATCCAATTAATGGCAGTGAGCTTAACGAATACGGATTACAAGCGGCTTATTCATACCTAGGTGTGAGTAACAGAGCATGGGTAACAAGAGCTGACGTTAACACTACAGAATTACTTGCAACGGCAACTGAGCCGGCGGCCGATCCTGCAGATGGAACATTTTGGTTTGATACAGGAAATACTTTATGGGGCATTTTTGAATGGAACGCTAACGCGGCTACTGTCACTGGTGGACAGACATTTACTAATAAAATACCTTATGTAATAACAGACGAAACTAAAGTAACATCAGGCGTACCTAAGACATCCGTTGGTCAAGTAGGAGATTACGCCGTTGTTGCAACAACTACATTAAACAAAATATTTTACAAAAACACAGGAGGTGTTTGGGTACAATTAGGAACAACTAATTGGGTTTCAGCACATCCGACAGTAACAGGAACAGAAAGCAATCCAACTATTACAAACACAGCTAGTATGAGTGTTAATGCTACAGTTGTAACTTCAGGTGGAACAGCTTTAGCTGATGTTGTAAGTGCTCTTAACGGAGCAAGTATTGCCGGTGTAACTTCAGCGGTTGTTGATGGTAAATTTGAAATTTACTCAACAGGCGTAGATGTT